ACACAGCGCACGCCCGCCGAAGTCGCGCTCTATCTCGCGCAGTTCGCGCCGGGGGGGGTGATTAGACATGGCCGTTGAGGTCGGCATGGGCTACGTCTCGATCGTTCCTGAGGTGAGGGGTTTTGCCAGTCAGCTACAGCAGCACATAACCGGCCCGTCACGACAGGCGGGGCAGGATGGCGGGGAGGAAGCCGGCGAGGGCTTCACCAGCAAAATGGGCGGCGCCCTCAAGGCTGGTCTAGTCGGCGTCGCCGTCGCTGCCGCTGCCTTGCTAACCAAAGGCTTTATGGACGCGCTCGACCAGAGCGCCATTACCGGCAAGATCCAGGCGAGCCTAGGCAGTACTCCCCAGGATGCTGCGCGCTACGGGAAGGCTGCCGGGCAGCTCTACGCGCGCGGCGTCACGGACAATGTGGAGGAAGCGGCCGGAGCCCTTTCCGGGGTGATGCGCTCGGGCATTCTCCCACCCGATGCGACCAACAAACAGATTGAGTCGATAACCGGGAAGGTCACAGACCTTTCAAAAACGTTTGAACTCGACCTAGGGCAGACCAGTAATGCGGTCGGTCAGATGCTCAAGTCCGGGCTTGCGAAAGATGGCACGGAAGCGCTCGACATCCTCACCGCAGGAATGCAAAAAATGGGTCCGCGCGCCGATGACATGGCGGACACATTCAACGAGTACAGCACCAAATTCCGTGACCTAGGGCTATCCGCTGCCGACGCTATGGGCCTCATGTCCCAAGGGATGCAGGCAGGCGCGAGAGATACCGACGTCGTCGCCGACGCGCTGAAGGAATTCCAGATCAGGGCGACGGACGGGAGTAAAACCAGCACTGAGGCGTACCAAGCTATCGGCCTCAATGCCGAGAAAATGACGGCGAAAATCGCCAAGGGTGGGCCGAGTGCCCGCGCGGGTCTACAGCAGGTTATCGACGCGCTCAAGGGTGTCAAAGATCCTGCCGCCCGGTCTCAAGCAGCCGTCGGGCTTTTCGGCACCAAAGCCGAGGATCTAGGGAAAGCCCTTTTCGCACTCGACCCGTCAACGGCCGTGAAAGCGCTCGGCGACACAGCGGGTGCCGCAGACAAGATGGGTACCGCGCTGCACGACAATGCGGGCGCGCGGGTTGCACAGTTCAAACGGTCCCTTGAAGTTGGCCTCACGAATTTCATGGGCGACAACGTAATTCCCGCGTTCACGCGCTTTAGCGGGTTCCTGTCCACCACGTTCGGTCCGATACTCAGTGCAGGGAAGACGCTGGTTTCTGGTTTCTTCGGCGCGTTCTCGACGGGCGCAGGCGGAGCATCGCTGACTGGTATCGCACAGACCCTCATGGGTCTCGGAGCCAGCATTCGAGACGCTTTCGGGCCGAGCATTAGCGCGCTGGTCACCCAGGTTCAAACGGGACTGCTGCCCGCCCTTCAAGGCATATGGAACGTCGTCTTCACGCAGCTTGTCCCAGCGCTGAGTTCGCTGGTGTCAACAGTCGCTAGTGCCGTGGTCCCTATCGTCACCTCGCTCGGACGGATCATGACCGAGGTGATTTGGCCGGCTGTGCTGCGGGTCTACACCGCGATAGCCGAGAACCTGAAACCCATTCTCTCGGCACTCTCCGATTTCATCTCCGCGCGGGTGTCACCGGCGGTGCAGATGATCGGTGAGAAGTTGCGGAGCGTGGTCGACAAAGCACGTCCGCTAATCGAGGTTGTCACGGCCGTGGTGTCGTGGCTCGGGCAACTTGGCGCACGCATAGCGGGGGTGGCGATACCTGTACTGCTGCGGCTCGCCGGACCTGTTTTTTCGGCGCTCTTTTCCTCGCTCGGTGGTGCTATATCCGGCGTGGGAGATTTCCTCGGATGGTTGGGGCGTATGGCGTCCGGCATCGCGAGTGCGGGCCGTGCCGTAGTGGACTTCTCGAAGGCATCCATTCGGAAGTTCGGCGAGTTCATTGATTGGGTCGGCGGGCTCCCCGGTCGCGTCGTCAAGGCCGTTGGCGACTTCCGGTCCCTACTGGTGGAGAAAGGCCGTGATCTAGCGCGGGGAATCCTCGACGGCATCCGCTCCATGGGCGCATGGCTCGGCCACGAACTCAAAAGCTGGGCTACCTCGGTCATTCCCGGACCGATCGCCCATGCTCTCGGAATCAACTCGCCATCGACGCTGATGCGCGATGAAATCGGCCGCTGGCTTCCGCCCGGCATCGTGGAAGGCATCGACGACGAACAACACACGCTCGACGCGCGCCTACGATCCATGGTCACCGTGCCCGACATCGGGCCTCTAGGGGCGTCCGGGCCCGTCTCAGTACCGCGTGACCAGAGCACCGCGGAACGCGCTCTATCGGCCATTCAGCGGCTGTTGGAGGCCGATCAGGGGCGAGAAATCGTGGTGCGCGTCGGCGAACAGGAGATAGCCCGTGCGGTCGCATCCGGGCAACGCCAACTAGCCAGGAGGTGACGTGAGTTGGGGATGTGGATCGGTCTGCCCGGAGCGCTCCGGGAAATCATCGACGGCGCGTCGAGCTACGACCGGACACCGGATCTCGGGGTGACGGAGTTCCGTTCTCTTGCTGGTGCCGTGACGACGTGGGCGCCCCCGGTGCAGCCCCGCCGGCTCAAGCTCAAGTGGTCGGCAATGGACCGTGCCGACGTCGAGCACCTTGACCGACTCGCGCGGCGGGTCGACGGACCGGGCCCCGTGGCAGTTCTGGACCCGCTCGCGCGGAATCTACTCGCGGCGGACCAGGCGGCGGGGCGAGGAGCCCCCGCCAAATGGAGTTGGACACCGCTCCAAATCGCCGTATACGGCGGTCAGTTCGGCCCGTACGTCGAAAATTGGATATCCGTCGAATCCGTGCCGACTGAGGGGTACACGTCGCTTACGTGGCTGCACGCCAGCTTTCCGGGGTTCCCGGTGATGCCGGGACAGACGTACACGTGGTGGACGCCGGACCTGTTGAGCGCGGGGGCCGCAATGATGACTGCCCGCGTCGGCTGGTACGACGCAACGGGCAAGTACCTGAGCACCAGCGCAGCAGATATCGCGGGTGCCCCCCTGGTGGCCGCTGTACCCGCGGGTGCTGTTTATGTGCGTCCTTACGTGGCGTTCACCGCGCGGGGCATGTGGCCGCTCGGGACGTCTGTGCTCGTACTCGGGGATGTCGCGGCCGAGCTGGTTGCCGGCGAACGTCCCGCGGGCGAGGGGTGTGCCGCCTACAGCATCACCGGATACGCGCACTCGGCGACGGCGGGCAACGGGCGGTATCGGGATATCGGGCTCGACCTGGTGGAGGTGACCGGTGCGGCCGAGTGATCAGGCACTGACCAACGCGCTCGACAAGGGGGAGCGCTCCGCGGCGCACGCCACCCGGCTCGGCGGAGTGGACATGGCCGCGCAAGTGCAAGCGTGGTCGCTCGATCGCGCGTACGGCAGTGATCTGCCCGATGCGATGCGGGCTTTCTCCGGGGTGGCGTCCGCCCAGCTCGACGTCACGCTGTCCGGCACGGCCGGTCAGTCGGCTCCGGCGCTGTACGGGCCGTGGGCACCACGGGCAACAGGTGATGTCGCGCGGCCGGGGCAGACCGTTACCCACGGATGGGGGATCAACGGCAGCCGGTTGGATGCGTTCCGCGGCACGGTCCGCTCACGCTCGGCGGAAAGTGGGGCCGACGCCGTGAAGCTGGTCGCGCTCGACGGGTCCGAGCGTTTGCGAATGCGCGCCCAACTGCCCCGCCCATCGGGTGGACTCGACCCACGGACGCCGTACGGTTCGGGCACGAATTGGGTCGCTAGTCCGGAATGGTGCGTAGACCACTTGCTACGGCGCGCGGGTATCCACACGGCTCCGCCCCCACGTGCCGGGTGCATTTTCTATGCCTCACTTCACGGGGGCGCCGCAGCGGATATCGGCTATCTCACGTCGCTTTCCGGGGACTGGTCGGAATGGACCCGCACGGCTCCGCACGAGATTGCGCTACAGGGTTCCCATGGTGGCTCCATGGCGGAGTATGCGCCCGCCGTGAGGGCGGTCACCCGCAATTCGCCGGGGCTCTATTACGAAGTGTGGGCAGACAATACCGAAATCCTCAGCCCGCAACAGCAGATTGAATGCACGCTAGTGTGGGACGCTACCCCGGCGGCCCCCATCTACACGTCCATCGTGCTGGACTTGGTGAGAGGTGCGCTGGTCCTCTCTAGCGGCCTTAGTGCCGTTCCGGCGGGGAATGCCTCGTTGACATGGACGGACGACGATATCCCGAAACGGAATGGTCGTTGGCATGTCGGGTTTTGGTTCACAATCGATGTCGACGGAGAATCGCGCTTTCAGCCGGTCGTGACCGGGCCGGGTGACGTCAAGTATTTCACTGACTACGCCCCTGGCACGGGTATGAAAATCCCGCCGGGGTCACTGCGCAGTATCCGGCTAGGGGTCAGCAGCGTACGGGCCGAGGCTATGCAGGTCTCGCAGCTATCGAGCCGTCCGACCGGCGACACGGGGACTCAAAAGGGCTTGTGGCAGAAAGGGGCGACGCTTGATCAGCCGGATATCCCACTGCGGGTGATCCCGGCTGTCTCGGGTAGCGCGTGGGACGCGATCACGCAGATAGCGAAATCCACTCTGTCCACAGCATCGTTTGACTCGGATGGCGTTTTCCATTGGCGGAACCGATCCCGTTGGCGGGACGCGCCGACCCGTGAGGACCTTGTTATCACGGCGCAGCGTGAGCTAGCGGCCTTGACTGTCACGGAGGAAATTGACGCCTGCCGAAATCACGTCGCTGTGCAATGGGCCGACTGGTCGCGCATCACAATCAACACCGCGAACGCCAAAAATGCCATCAATATCGTGCGAATCCCAAAAGGCGGCTCCGCGGCCATTGCATGGACCGTGGGAGACGAAGAGTTTGACACCCCGCCGCCCCTGCCCGCACTCAAGGTAGGCGTCGGCCAGATCCGGTTTTCCACTGAAGACAGCGACAGTGCGCCGACGGTCCTTGGCACGGTTGAGGTAGGTACGCATCGGGAGAACGGGGCCGTAGTGCTGACCATGCTGAATCGGTCTCCGTACGCGGTGTGGCTCCGCGGCACAACCGACCGTGACCTGTCCGTATCCCTCTCCACACCCTCCATGGACACCGGGGCGCAGACCTCCACCCATCGCGTAGCCGTAGAGGACAAGGCAAGCCAAAAAGCCTACGGGGCACAGGAATACGAGCACAATCCGGCGGGGTGGATTCAGGACGCGTCGTCGGCGCGCGGCATAGCGAATTCCCTACTTGCCGCGGGCGCCTATCCGGTGCCACTGCTGGGGAACGTCGATATCCTCCCCGACCCGCGCATAGAACTCGGCGACGTCGTACGGGTGCGTGACTCGACCGGGGCCGCACTGGACACCCTCGCATGGGTAGTTGGCATTCGCACGGCAGCCGAGGGCGGCGCGATACGGCAAACCCTCACGCTCCGCGGCACCCAATACAACGGCGTGCCGAAAGACGCTGGATTGACCCCTGACCCGCCAATCCGCCCCGGCGCGACATAACCACGAAGGGGGGGCATGGACGACGACCAGGACGAGCCGCTAGGCGTCCGTATCGGGCTCCGCGAAATCTATGACCAGGTAAGCGGCGTGCTAGAGCATGTTCGCGCACTCAGACAGGAGAGTGAAGCCGTGACGCACACCCTTGACGACCATGAGGGGCGCATTCGTGAACTGGAGCGCGACCGCCCCCGGTCCATTGTTCCGGTAGCGCTGATCACCGCAATAGGAACTGTCATTGCCGCCGCTCTCGCCGCATTCAAGCTCGTCGGCTAGGGCCGACCACAAAAATCATGAGCCCCGTTCGGGCCTACCGGGCGGGGCATTCTCATGCCCAACAACGAGGGGACACACATGATTTCAGGCGTAGACGTATCCGCCTACCAGCCGTCTACCTTCAGCACGACCGGGCTCGACTTCGCGCTGATCAAGGCGACTGAAGGACGCTCGTACGTCAATCCGCGCATGAATGCGCAGGCTGCCCACGCGCGTTCTGCGGGGCTCGTCGTGGGCTTCTACCACTTCCTGTGGCCCGGGAATGTGGACGCGCAGGCCCGGTATTTCGTGGACCGGTGCGCGAGCGTAGAAGGGGACGTACTCGCCGTCGACTGGGAGACCACGGGGGAAGGCACCCGCGCGACGTGCGCCGAAAAGGATGCGTTTCTCAAGCGAGTCAAGACACTGCGGCCGAGCCATCGAGTCATCCTGTACTGCAACCGCGATTTCTGGCTGAACCGCGACACCACCAGCTATGCGGGCGACGGGCTTTGGATCGCGGACTACGTGTCCGCCGGTCACCCGCGCATTACGGCTACGTGGCTCTTCCACCAGTACGCCGAGCACCCGCTAGACAAGAGTGTCGCGCGGTTCGACTCCCGGTCCGCCATGCGCGCATGGGCCGGCGGTAGCTCCGCATCCGGCTCCGGCTATGCGCCGTTCCCTGGTGCGACGTACTTCCACGGCGCGCCCCGTTCGCCGCTCATCACTGCCATGGGCCGACGTCTGGTCGCTGAGGGGTGCAGCGCGTACGCGTCCGGCCCCGGCGACCAGTGGACTGACGCCGACCGGCAGAGCTACATGCGGTGGCAGCACAAGCGTGGGTTTACCGGTGCCGACGCCGACGGGTGGCCCGGACGCGTCACCTGGGACGCGCTCAAGGTCCCGCGGGTCTGACGCGACTCCCCGTGACCGATGCCCGGTTTGCCGGGACCAGCTCGGGGCCGACGAACCCCGCGCCCGTCACACAGCGTGCACGCCGGGTGTCCGCCATGTCGCGTTCCGCCCGGTCGTGCAGCTGCTCATTCGACCTACAGACAGTCACCAAGGAGAAACCTCTTGCGTACCTTCATCCAGACCCACCCTGCCCGCATCTACGCCGTGATCACTGCCGCTCTCGCGCTCGTCGCCTACTACGTGCCCTCGCTGCCGGACGCGCTGATCCTCGCTTTCGCTGCCGCAGTGCTCGGCACAGGTGAGGCGGTGCAGCGTGCCGAGGACCGGAAGACCGCGGCAGCCGGCGAGGTCGAGGCGAACGCCGACGAGTGCCAGGACGACGACCAGGCCGACGCCGACGAGACCGCGTGAGCTTGCAGCACGTTGCGCTGATGGGCCGAGCGGGCGCCGGTAAGGACACGGTGGCCGCGCGGCTCGTCAAGCGGCACGCGTTCGTGCGCGTCGCGGTCGCGGACCCGGTACGGGACCTAGCCGCTGCCCTTGACCCCGTGGTGGGTTACGAGCCCACGGGGTTCGGTCCGCTGCCCATACGTCTGTCGGACATACTCCGCCGTGAGGGGTGGGACCAGGCCAAGCAAAGGCCGGAGGTACGGCGAACCTTGCAGCGGCTCGGGCAAGGGGTGCGCGAACAGGATGAGCATTATTGGCTCCGCGCGGCTCTCGCAAAACTGGACGTCGCCGACCGTTGGCGGGTCCCCGTGGTCGTGACCGATGTCCGGTACGCCAATGAGGCGGACGCGCTCCGGTCCCGCGGTGCGCTCATGGTCCGTATCGAGCGGCCCGGCGCGACGGCAGGGGGCGAGGCCGCTCGGCACGTCTCCGAGCGTGAGCTAGAGGCGTACCCGGCGGACGTGACAATCCCGAACGGCGGGACGCTCGCCGACCTTCACGCCCTGGTGGACACGCTCGCGGTGCGTCGCTAACCAGCGGGTGACGCGGTGGCGGAAGTGGCCCAGTTTCTCTTTTCTCTTAGGTTTTTCTTGTTTACCAAAAAAGTAAGGGAAGTTCGTCACTCCGCCACCCCTCTCCGCTGAACCAACCAACCTAGAGGGGGACCTATGCCCGGAGCTATCCGGACTATCAAGCGCGGGGGGTCGCGCTTCTACATCAGCCCTGAGACCGCCGAGAAGGTACCCGGCGTCACATCCATTGTCGGCATGCTTCCTAAGCCGTTCCTGGTCCACTGGGCGGCCCGTATGGCGGCAGAGACAGCAGTCGAGAACCTGGATGCCGTGGCGTCGATTGCCGCGCGGGACGAAGCGGGGGCAGTCGACTACCTACGGCACGCGCATTCCCGGTACACGAAGCTGCGGGCACGCGTCGGCAGCGATGCGCACGACCTGTTTGAACGAATGATCCGGGGCGAGGCTATCGGCCGCGTGCATCCGGACCTAGAGCCGTACCGGGCCGGGTTCGCAGAATTCCTTGACGCGGTGCGCCCCGAGCTGGTCCGCGCGGAAGACGTCGCATGGTCCGACGCGCACCGGTACGCGGGAAGCTTTGACGCGATCCTGCGCGTGCGGCTCGGTGACGACGGCAAGCCCGACCACGAGTCGGGTGAGTGGCACACGCTAATCGTGGACTGGAAGACAAGCAAGGCCACTTATCCCGATGTGGCGTTGCAGATGGCCGCATACGCGCACGCCGACCGGATCATTGCTCCGGACGGGACGTCCGAGCCAATGCCGGAATTCGACGGGGCCGCCGTTCTCCACATCACCCCGGACGGCTGGGTTTTCAAGCCTGTGCGTATCGACCGCGAGATCTTCGACATCTTCCTGTCGCTGCGGCAGGTTTTCACGTGGGACCGCGAGACCTCTAGGACAGTGCTCGGCCGCGCCATTGCTGAGAGCGTCCGCCGACTCGTGACCGGTACGCAGCGACGCGCATAACCGAACAGCAAACCCGAGACCAGGGGCGACACCGCGATGGGCGGTCCGCCCTTTTTTCATGCCCAAACCAGGGGGATTCATGGCTATTCGCATTTTTGAAACTGACCCGGACGCGATGCCGAAGGGCACGTTTTCCGATGACACCGTGGGGCGGTTCCACGGCGGACGGCAGGAGAACGGGGTTCCCGTCGCCCTTTCTGAGTGGCGCGTGACGACCGGTGACCCTGAGGTTGCCGACGCTATTTCACAGCTCATGGGCGGTACCCCGGTCGAGACTGACTCGACGTCGGAGAACTTCATTGAGGTTCTGACCGAGCGGGGGAAGGTGAGCGCTGTCCTTTCTGGCCCGGACGCCATTGCGTCTGACCTGAAGCTGTGGAATGGCAGTGCGCTCATCCACCACTGTGATGGGGTCGAATTCCTGTCGCCGGATGAGGACAAGGGGAAGGCGTGCGGATGTCCTGAGCTGATGGAGGATCGGAAGGCTGCTGCAAAGAGCAAGCGGGGGCCGTCGCCTTCCATTGCAGTAACGTTCCGCCTCGCTGAGGATTACGAACTCGGGCTTTTCCGCCTCCAGACGGGGTCTTGGAAGCTCGCTGAGGTTCTGCACGAGGTGGAAAATTCGCTCGACCGTATCGACGGCGAGGCTCTGTGTTCGCTTGAGCTGGAGCATGTCGAGTACACCACGAAGAAGGGGCGCGACGTTTCTTACCGCAAGCCGGTAATTCGTGTCCTCAAGGCATGGTCTGACGCTATTTCCGAGCCTGCCAAGACTCTCTAGCCGGTAGCCGGCGGGGGCTCCGGCTGCATGCACGGGGCCCCCTCGGTCCGCCCACACACAGGGGGGTTGACGTGGGCATTCTTGAGTTGTGCGCGGGGTATGGCGGGCTCGGCCTCGCAGTCGAGCGACTGACGGGCGAGCGGGTCCGATTCGTGGCGGAGACCGATGCTTTTGCTTCGCAGGTTCTTGCCGAACGGTATCCCGATGCGCCGAATCTCGGCGATATCAGAGAGATCAAATGGGCTGATCTGCGAGGGCAGGTAAGCGTTATCACAGCGGGTTTCCCGTGCCAGGATATTTCGGTTGCGGGGCGAGGGGCAGGGATCAATGGCACGCGCTCGGGGATCTGGAAGAACATCACCGAAGCAGTTCGCATACTACGACCGGAAATCGTCTTCTTGGAAAACGTCGCCGTCATCCGGCGACGCGGACTCTCCGAACTTCTTGGGGAGTTGGCCGCGAGCGGGTATGACACACGCTGGTGTAGCTATCGAGCATCCGGGATTGGTGCCGCCCACCATCGGGACAGGTGGTTTTGTATCGCCTTTCCTGAAGACGCCGACGGCGAATTTGGGAACAAATGGAGGAGCGCAGCACCCGGACAAACGTACTGGCAAGGTCACCCCTGCGGGGG